CACATCTTCCCACTATCCTCCAAGCGTTAGGGACTATCATGATCTCCATGAGTCTCTCGATCATTAGCTTCCCGGTAGGTCTCGGCTTCGCCGGCGTCTCCCTCATCGCGTTCGGTCTTGCGGCCGAAAGGATCTAATCGTGCTCAATCGTCTGCTAAAGCCAAGGACCGAAGAACGGTCGGCGATTGTCGATCCATACGGTCGTGTGACTCGTACCTTCACGGACACATACGCCGGAGTCGATGTCGATATGGCTTCGACTCTTTCGGTCCCGTCGATCTGGCGAGCGGTCACGATGATCTCAGACTCGGCCGGCGTCCTTCCTCTTCACGCATACGAAGGCGACACTCAGGTCACGCCGACCCCTCAACTTCTCGAACGCCCCAATCCTCTCGAGACTCGTATCACGACGATCTCAGCGATGACGGCCTCGATCGTTATTCACGGGAACTATGTCGCCATTCTCGGCGAGGTTGGTCCGAGTGGATATCCGGAAAGTATCTATCCGGTGAACCCGGAGCGCGTCACTATTGAACGCCGAGACGGAGAGAAGATCTTCCGGATCGAGGATCGTGTCTATTCATCGTCGGAGATCTTTCATGTCCCCGGCTTCTCGATGCCCGGTGAAGTCGCCGGAATCGGTATCGTCGCCGCTCAACGCCAAGGGATCGGGGCCGCTATCGCCGTCATGGAGTACGCCTCTCGATATTTCGACGGCGGAACTATGCCCTCGTATGTCATTAAGTCGAAGAACCCGGATCTCACCGCCGAAGAGGCCGATCTTCTCAAGCTCCGTTGGATGGAAGCATACGGAGGCAGATCACGCCGGCCCGCCGTCATGAACGCCGAGACCGATGTCGAGCCGCTCACGGCGAACGCTAACGACTCTCAACTCATCGAGGCGCGTCTCCAATCGAACGCGGACGCCGCGAACATCGTCGGCCTTCCCGGTCATTATGTCGGGGCCCCGAACTCGAACCGGACATATTCCAACCTCGAGACCCAAGGCCTCGAATATCTTCGATGGACTCTTCTCCCGATCACGAGCCGGATCGAGGCCGCGTTCAGCGACTACCTTCCAACCGGTCAGACCGCGAAATTCGAGTATGACGGACTCCTTCGCGCCGACACTCTCACCCGATATCAAGCGCATCAGATTGCTCTATCGAATGGCTTCCTCACCGTGAACGAAGTCCGAGCATTAGAGAACCGCCCCACAATTACCGAGGAGCCCACACCATGACAATCGAGACACGAGCCTACGAAACAGATCTTGAAGTTCGAGCGACCGGAGACGGCCGGACCGTTTGCGGGATATGTGTCCCTTATGGCCAAGTACAACGAATCAACGCGAGCCTTTCCGAGGTATTCATTCGGGGCGCGTTCGTTAATGTCGTACGCGCTTCTCATCGCGTGAAGTTCCTCATCGGGCACGACGCGACCGCTCTCCCCATTGGACGCGCGACACTACTTCGAGAGGACGCGAATGGCCTATATGGTGAGTTTCGCATATCTGAAACCGAGCGCGGGTCGGAAGTCTTGACGCTTATTCGAGATGGATCGCTATCGGAGTTGAGTATCGGTTTCTCACCGTTGAAGGACAATCGTCGCCCCGATGGCGTAGTCGAACGGCAACTCGCACACCTCGCCGAAGTCTCCGCCGTCACCTTCGGCGCATACGGGCCCGCCGCCTCTGTCGTTGGAGTTCGAGACCAATCCCGAACCCCGAACCTTGACGCCCTCGGCGACATCCTCAAGGATCTCCGCAAGTGAAAGCGACCCTCTATGAAGTAGGCGTGAGTCCGGTCATAATCGCATCGGCTCAACACTTCGAGCGGACCGTCTATATCCACTCGAAAAGTGGAATCTCCTATATCGGCAATTCAACTGTGACAACCGGAGCCGGCTTCCCTCTTAAAAGTGACGAATCCATCGGCGTAATTGTACCGATTAACGAAACTATCTACGCGGTAGATGGAGTCGGCGGAGCGTCCGTCGTCGTCTTGGATTCATCGGCCGACTAACGCGATGCCTTGGCATATAGAACAAGATCATCCCGAATGTCAAGGCTTCGCCGTCGTTAAAGATGAGGACATGGAAGTCGTCGGATGTCACCGGACCGAAGCTCAAGCTCTCGACCAACTCGCCGCGCTCAACATCGCCGAAGCAGATGAGGAAGATGACGACATTGAGGAAAGCCTTCGCGCCGGAACCGGACCGAGCGCCATCATCACCGACATCGACGAGACCCTCATCGGCAAATCAGGCGAGAACACCCAACTCATTCAACTCTTGAACGAATCAGAGAACACCGTGATCGTTATCACGGGACGCCTCCGCAATCAACGCCAAGCGACCGAAGAACTACTCGACCGACTCGGCCTCGAATACGACGAGCTCATTATGTCGGCCGGCGGAGATCCGAATACGCACAAACACGACGCCGCCGAAAGTCTGCTCTCGAGATACACCATCGTCGCCGCATACGACGACAACCCGGACGCGCGTGAGGCATATCAGAGTCTCGGCATCGAAGCACGAGCTCCGAGATCTAATCGAGACAGAGTTCTCGAAATGCTCGCCAAGATTACTGAGTCGCGCTAAACTCCAAAATAGACCGACACCTCGCCGGATCGTCAGCACCTCGCCAAGCGCGACACCCTGACGACATTCAAGAGCGACACCCCGGGGACACCAATCAGCAAACCACCGGGAGAAAATACCGTGAACGCATTCCTCAACACCCTCCAACAGACACGCGGCTCGAAGCAAGAACTCATCGAAGCGACACTCAACCGCGCAAACGAAGAGGCTCGCGATGTCACCGACATCGAAGTCGCAAACATCCAAGCCCTCACCCTCGAGATCGGCAAGCTCGACGAGCGTATCGAACAGATCACAGACCTCGAAGTCCGCAAGGCTAAAGCCGCCGATCTGGCCGCATCCATCGAAGGCGACAAAGTAGAAAAGCGCTCCGCCGCTCCGAGCCGTGTCGTCAGCGAAGAAGCGACATATCACGAACGGTCATCTAATGACTTCATGGCCGACGCAATCGCCGCCGAGTTCGGCGGATCATACGAAGCCCGCGAGCGCATTCAGCGCTACCAACGCGAAAGCCTCGAAAAGCGCGACTCCGGGACCGCTAACTTCGCCGGCCTTGTAGTACCTCAGTACCTCGTCGATCAGTTCGCTCCAATCCGTCGCGCCGGTCGCCCCGTCGCGGACATCTCCGTCAATGCGTCGCTTCCCGCCGTTGGTATGTCGGTCAATCTTGGCCGGCTTACAACGGGAATTACTTCCTACGCCGCCACAGAAGGAACCGCCGTCACAGAGTCAAGCCCTGACGACACCCTCCTCACCGTCGATGTTAAGACCGTGCAGTCAATGTGGGACCTCTCGAAGCAAGCAACCCTCCGAGGCGTAGGCGTCGAAGATCAGCTCCTCGGCGATGGCATTCGTTCATACCATTCACTCCTCGACTCTCTGCTCATCAACGGCTCAGGCTCCGGAGCAGAGCATCGCGGAATCTTGAACACCTCAGGAATTAACGCGACGACATACACCGACGCTTCTCCAACATGGGCCGAGTTCTTTCCGAAACTTGTCGCGGCGATCACAAACATCTCCTCGAACTTCTACGGATCAGCAACTCACATCGTCGCGCATCCGTCGCTCATCGGTTGTTGGCTTCGTGCGCTTGATACCACGAATCGCCCAATCTTCGGACCAACCGCCGGGAACCCATTCAACGCCGCCGCGACATACGATCGCCCGGACTACATGGGAGGCGGCCTTCAGATTCTCGGAATCCCCGTCGTCGCCGATGCCAATATGCCGACCAACCTCGGCACAGGAACCAACGAGACCGCCGTCATCGTCGGAGACTTCCGCGAGTCGTACCTATGGGAAGATAACTCATCAAACCCATTGTTCGTACGCTTCGAGGAACCATCTGGCACGAACGCGATCCGTACGATCCTCTTCGGCTTCTCGGCATACACCGCCGGCAAGTACCCGACGGCCTTCTCAGCAGTAACCGGAACCGGACTCATCACTTCAACTTGGGCCTAATAGGTCCCCTACCGTCCCCGGGAGCACATCCTCGGGACGCGGAAGGTCATCATGAACATCGACGCACTCATCGCCGCCTACCAATCAGAGCTCTCCGGATATCAACGCCGGGGACTTACCGAACGCGCGAAACTTGTCGAGCAAGAGCTTCGACGGCTCGGTCTCTCTCTAGGTTCTAAACCTCGGGAGGATGTGCAGACCGAGCCGGCGAGCACCATCACCGACACGCCAGAGACACCTCAGACGCCTCCTAAAGCGTCGAAGCCGGTCTCAGTACCTAAGAGACCACCAACACGGAAGAAGCGTTAGAGATGGCCATCACAAATGGATACGCGACTCTCGTCGAATTGAAGGCATACCTCAAGATCGAGGACTCGATGGAGGACTCACTTCTCGAGAACATCGTCGAGGCCGCTTCAAGATCTATCGACCGAATGGCCAACCGCCGGTTCTATCTCGACGCTTCGGCCTCTGCTCGCGCATACCGTCCCGCCGATCTTCTTCGAGTGTTTGTCGATGACTTCGGTTCTACCTCTGGCCTTGTCGTCAAGACCGACCCGGACTCGGCCGGCGTATATCAGACGACTCTTACCATCTCGACGGACTTCATCACGGAACCGGTGAACGCTTCCGCGAAGGGTCGCCCTTGGAATTACATCACAA